GGACGAAGGCCCCCGTGCTCGGCGAGTCGAGGAGCTTCGCCAGATGTTTGGTCCCAGGACGACGCTTCAGGCCGTCAACGACAGATGACAGGAAGTTGACCTGTTCGTCACATTGGGAGGGAAGACGAACCTCTGTGGGCTGCTGGGAGACGCCGTTGATGAGGTTCGGGATGGTCTTGCTGATTAGGCTCATCAGTAGATGTCCCGTCGAATCCAGTCAGCAAGGTCGTAGTTGTCGAAGATGTTGTAGTCCCCTACCTCGCTGTCCATCTGCTTGAGGGTCTGCAGCGCAGCGATTTCGTCAGGGGTTTGAGCTTGGTGGAGTTCGACGGCACCCAAGAGGTCGTCCTGGAAGAGACGCTTGGCGCGGAGCGTGATGTACCGCTTTGCTGCCTCGGGCAGCTCCTCGAAGGGAAGCTCTACTACGAGGTCGAGTTCGACAGCGACCTTGAAGGTGTAGGTGTGGTTGAGGTTGTCGTACAGGCGCAGGCCGCGCTGAACCAGGGTTCCCCGGCGGATGTCGCTGCCGTCCACTCGAAGGGTGTTGGCGGGCAGCCTGATGTTCCCCTCGGTGTCGGGGGCCAGTCGCATCCGGGTGTCGGTGTTGAAGTACCAGCCGTACTCCTGAACCTCACGGGATACCGTGTCGATCCGCGAGGCTGCCATCGAGGCAGTCACGAAGCCGCTGCTCAGGCTTGATACGGGGGACTCTCCGATACCGGCCAGCACCTCATTGACCGCATCGATCTTGGTGGTCAGAGGCATTGTTCGTACCGAAAAAAAAGGGGAGCCGTCAAAGAGACGACCCCCCTATTGGTTAGACTTTCAGGATGGAGATGGCGCAGGCCGGACGCAGGATGTTGTGGCCCATGGCGTACTTCGCCACGATCAGGGTGCCCTGACGCTCGATCTGGTACTCCATTTCGGTAGCCAGGTCGAACAGCTTCACAGTTGCGATGGCCTCTTCGGTCATCACCAGACCAACCACCTTGGAGAAGTCGCCACGGTAGGCACCGGGACGAACAGCCGACTCCGGGTCACCCGCCAGTGCGGTGGACTCGTTGGCGTTCGGCAGGTGGTTGCTCATGTAGACCTTCATGCCGGCAACCATCGGGATGGAAGCGGTGGCAATCGAGCCCACGCCGCCGACGTCCTTGTTCATGTAGAACAGCTTGGAGGTGTCGGTGGTGTTGAACAGGCTGTAGTACTGCTCGGGACGCAGGATGACGAACGGCTCGCCAGTCACGTCCTTCTTGTCGAACTCTTCACGGGCCTTGAAGAGAGCGCGAACCAGGGCATCACCCTTCAGCTCGTCACCGGCAGCGCCGAGAGTGACGTTGGCGGTGAAGGTTTCGCCGTTCACCGGGTTCAGGCCAGCGGCGGTAGCAGCGGCTGCATCGGTGATGAAGGAGGCCTTCACGGCGGTGCGCAGGATGTTGCGGTCTGCCACATTCGACAGAGCGTTCGCGCACTCCTTGGTGTAGATCGAGCGCACATCGAAGTGGTTCATCGCTTCGTCGAGACGGTCGATGAACACCGGGCTGATGAGCAGCTCGTCGATGGTCACCCGACGCTTCGAGTGAGCCAGCTTGTCGGCCTGGATCATTTCACCCGGAACGTGGTACTTCGCACCAGTCGTACCGACCATCGGGAACTCATACGAGCGACCGTTCTTGATGGTCTTGACCCGATGCTTGTCCATCATCAGGTTCTTCTGCTCGAACTGGGTGATGACCTCACCAGCGAACAGGTCCATGAACAGAGCGCGCTGGTCGCCGCTCAGGTTCTGCTGGCCTAGGAAAGAGACGTTTTGGTTTTGCGGAAAAGCCATGGATGTTCCTTGCGAACAGAGCCCTCCCCCACCGGCTGCTGCCAGTGCGAGATAAGGAGGGCGGGAGGGATGGGAAAAACCCGTGCGATTTGGGCGTGGCGCTTAATGGCGGACGGGGGAAACGCCGCGCCAGAGGCCTGACGGGTGTATTGCTTTGGAGGGAGGATTGGCGTCAGGGCGATTCACATCGGGCCTTGCGACGCCTGTGCAGTATCCGTAGCTGCACCCGGAGATATGAGGACCACCTCCTTACTAGGGAGATGAGGCCTTACAGGATGCCAGCGCGGCGAGTGCGAGCCAGCTTGGCGGCCACGCGGGAACGGAAGGCTTCATCCTTCGCGTAACGCGGGTCGCGCATATCGGCCTTCATCTCTTCTGCTGATTCGTAGAGGTCAGCGACCGGGGTGGTTGTGCCTTGGATGGATTGCGGTGCGATGGAGCCGAAGTTCGCCTCGTAGCGCGCCTTCACTCCTTCCATGGCCAACAGGTAACCCTCGAAGTCGCCAGCCGCGACCAGACCGTTGATGCGGTCGATTTCGGTTTCGGACAGGCTCTGACCGGCCCATTGCAGGACGGCTTGGAGCTGTTCTTCACCACCGAAACGCTCGGCAGCACGGTAGCGGGTCAGTTCGGCTTGGGCGTTCAGGCCATCCAGATGGATCTGGACGACTTCACGCGGGATGCCTTGCTCAACCAGTTTGTCGATGGTTTCTTCGCTGAGGGTGCCAGTCTCGACGTACTCTTCGGTCAGGGAGTCGAAGTCGATGCCGTCGGATTCCTCTTGGCTGGAGTCTTCCTGCTCGTCATCCTGCTCTTCGTTCCCATCAGCGGAGTCGTCGCCCTCGGCGTCGTCTTCATCGGCTGACTGGCCTTGCTTCAGTTCGTTGTAGCTCTGCAGAAACGCATCGACGCTGTCGAACTCTTCCGGCAACCAGTCGGGGCGTTCGTCGCCCTCAACGCCTGCCTTCAGTTTCTCAGCTGCGTCCAGCGCTGCTTGGGTAGCTTCTGCGTCTTCAGCCTCTTGGCTGACAATCACGGTCTCGTCGCTCATTTACTCGCCTTTCAGCTTGGTGTTGTAGAGACGGCCCTCCCAGGTGAAGGTCTTCTTGCCTGCCTTACGGGCAGACGCAAAGGCCGACCGGAAAGAGGCGGCTTGAGACGACTTCTTGGGATAGACCGGGTAGTTGCCGCCCTTGGTCTGCACGGAGCCCTTGGAGGCAGCGGGTTTTGCCGACCCTGTCTTTCCAGACGCCTTCGGCTTGGCTGCCTCGGTTTTCTGCGAGGAGGCAGTCGTACTCGCGGTAGCTGCTTTGGTGTTGCGGCCATTGCGGCCACTACGTCCACGGGGGCCTTCGCTCTTGCCCTCGCTACGGTTCGCAGCGATGGCCTTGTCGACGGCTCGGCCTGCTTCCATGGACAGAGCAGCGCCGGTCAGGAACAGGCCCAGCGGACCTGCCTTGCCTTTGCCGGCATTCACTACGCCACGGATGCCACTGGCAACACGGGACAGCAGACCGGGCTTCTTGGCTGCTTGAGCAGGACCGGACAGAGCCTTGTTGGGGACGCGCTCGGCCTTGCCCATGTCCTTCTCGACGCGCCCTTGCGGTTGCGAGCGGCGGGCCGGGAGGGTGGACTTGGAGTCGCCAGCTGATGCCGTCTTGGTGGCCACCGGGGGTTTACCGGAGCCGCCAGAGCCGGTTGCGGTCTTGGGCTTGCTTTCAGCCTTGGCGACAGGGCTGTCCTTCTTGGCCTGCATACGGGCCTCGACAACCTTCCTCAGCCTTTGGCCACGCCGCTTGTTCGCTACGTTGTGGACTTTGACGTTACTGTTGGCTTTCGCCATTCATCATTCCTTTCACGATGTGAGGCGCTGCCTTGCCGGCGACATCCATGACCCCTGCCTGCATCTGTGCCTGTTGAGCTGCCTGTGCCTCCTGAGCTTTCTGTTCGGGGGTCTTAATCAGGCCGGCGGTGTCGATGCCGAGGTTCGCTCCAACACGGGCGATGTAGTCAGCGAGGTTCAGCTCCCGAGCCAGGACTTCGGGTCCGAAGGGCTCTAGGAATCTCAGGAACTGAGCCAGTCGGTTCAGCTCCATGCCGCGCCCAAGGGCCTCGATGCCCGTGGTGATTTGCGGCTTCACCTTGTCGCTGGGGAGAGCAGGGATTTTCTTACGGCGCTCCAGGTTGGCCAGAATGAGCCGCACCAGAGGTAGCTGGAGTTCCAGAGCGAGAATCGAGTAGAGCCCACCGAGGGCACCTTCAAGCTCTTGGGCCATGAAGCGGATTTCCTCTGCGGTCACCCGCTCTCCATCGCGCTGGATGGAGCTGTTCATGAGGAAGGCCGCAGCAAGGCGCTGTTCCAGCTCGGCCATGAGGTCTTTGGCCACGCGGAAGTCAGCGTACTTGTTCAGTTGGAGAACGGTGACGTCGTTTGCATCACCGGAGATGACCCCACCGTTGGGGGCTTCACGGACCTCTCTGATCTTGGTGGCCCCGTTCGGTCTCACCAGCAGGAGGATTTTTGCAGCAGCGGCAGAGCCTTGAACGATTGCCTTCGTCAGCGTTTCGAGCGACCGGAGGTCACCGAAGTATTCCTCTACCAGACCACGACCATAGCTTTCACCGTCGACGCGAGTAAATCGCAACGGCAGCCAAGGACATTTGTCCAGCGGATAGGTCCGACGGGAGCCGGGTACGACTCGGCCTCGGATCTCTTGGTAGGATTCCCAACCATTCCCGTTGCGGCGCATGTGGGTGTATAGGTCGAGCGTCTTCTGGTTGGAGAGGTCATCTGCGTCTTCGCCCGTCTGAGTGTTCGACTCCTGGATTGCATCGAGGAGGTCTTTCTTCAGGGCCGCAGGTGCAACGCTTTCGTGGGTGATGGCTTCCAGCATGTTGCCCATCGGGTCCCGCTTGACCACATAGCGGTCGAGACGGAAGACCCTTGCGCCACCCTCCGGGAGGTAGACCAGCAACGAGTTGCCGGCTACCAGGAGGTGACGCAGTCCCTCGAATGTGGGGACGCGCAGGGCTTGGTTCTCGATTTCGTCGAGAGCAGTGCGCTCAACAATGGCGAGAGCAGCGTCCATCTTGCCCCGCTCTTCCTCGCTGCCCAGGAGTCGGTAGTCGAAGTCGGACAGCTTCAGGCGGAAGAAGGGAGCGTTGGACGGGAGCTGCGACATGAGCAGGCGTGAGGCGCGGTTGTTGACGCCGCGC